CTACAATTGCGTATCATCCGGTGGTCAGTTTACTTGTGTTTGCAATGAATGTATCAATGCAACTGAAAATTATGACTTTACTATTTCTAATTATTTAGTAGACGTCACTAATTGTTCGGTTCATGTCTTTGATCCTCACCAGAACCTTTTCTCTATCCGTACTGATCAAGGATATTTATTGTCAGAGTCAGTAGCTGAGTCTCCTCAGTTAGTTGGTACTGAATGGTTACCTTGCTCTCCTAGCGGTGCGACCATATTGCGAGGTTCTTGCCGCTTCTCAAGCCCGAGTTTACCTTCCTGTTATATTTATACTAATATATCTCTGAATCGCATCGCTCATGATGAATACACTCTTGACGAACACGACCAGTGGTCTATCTCCTATGCACTCTCTTCTGATTCTAAAGTTCGGAGGGTCTCCAGTTTCCGATTGGGGTCCCTTCACATGCCAAGTTCTATCATTGCTGGTCGCCGAGACGATCGTTCGAAGTTGACTTCGAGCGTGGCGTCTATGCACTCACCAGCTAATCCACACCTTAACAACAGCATCGTCGTCCCTGATGAAAGTCTGTTTGGGTTGGGTGAACATACCCAAGATGTTCGAATCGGCCCTACTTCTGTCCCTAAAAGTATAGGATTACTCAATCCCGTTATACGATTCAGTGGCAGAAATATGATTTGGTCAGAGAGAGATCGTTTCGTCGAAACTATTGGTCAACCTAACCCGTATGCCCGTGATAACGTCGAAGTATCAGCTCCAACTACCTTACTTTCTCGTTCTACACATTTGCCTACGGTTACGATACAATTTCGTAATCGTCAACCGCACATTAAACCTGCGGACTTCCTTTCTTACTCTGGAGCTTCCAATCCTTTATTAGCTTATTTCGAGGGCTCCGAAAATAGGGATTTACTCGACCAGGCCGATTCTGTACTGGCCTTAGATCGCTTTGGGGCTGATAGAGGCGATCGCCAAATCCAGGCGTGGCGAGCCCAAGCCATGCATCGTCATGAACGCATGATTACGTTGGCTAAAGAGAGTCAACATGGCCAACGCTACTTTACGATGTTTTTCCACTTGTGGAGATATTATTGGACTAATCTACTCCGCGTTAATACTGCTGAATTCGTAAACGGCGCTGTCCACATCGATCATGTCTTTTCTCCAACTATGCTTACGGCCAAGGCACAAAATGCAGACAACAATGCCTTCATCGACCGGCCAGCCGATGATATTAATAATTTAAGTGGTAATTTCCGATTCACTTTCCTTAGTGGAGGAGCTGCTCCGACAGCTCAGAATTTACTCGAAAATCCTGAAGATCCATTATGGGTTAACAATGGTGCTTTAATACGCGAGATTTCTGCTGGTCGCGCTGCTCTTATAGACGTTAGCCATTTTATCGGTAACGGTGGCGAC